AGAGCATACTTAAGTGATTCTACTTCATTGTTAAGTTTATTCCAAGCATAATCTTGGTCATAGATGTACTTCACTCCTGATTCAATCTTAGTAACCTCGCTACCTAAGACATCAGCCTTACCACCAGGGTACTTAGCTAACTCATCTACTACTAACTCTCTAAGCTCACTACGAACACCATCGAATAATTGTGCGATGGCATCCATACGAACTAATGTCTCTAGTGCACTATCACCTGTTTCTTTGAAGTGCTCTACAATAGTTGTCTTGATTAAGTCATTGTTAAACTTACTAGGTTCATAGGTAGATAATTCTACCTTGGGTAAAAATATTTCTGTACTCATTACTTTTTTGTTTTAGATGTGAATGATTCTTTTTTAGACTTAAGCAACATAAGTAAAGCTTGGTCGCCATCTATGTATTGCTTGTATTGATAATATAAATCGACTAGCTCCTTATTTTTTGTGCAGTCGGTTATTTGCTTAATTAGTTCTACTCTATCAACTACTTCCTCTACTAACTCTTCTACTTCTACTTCCTGTACAAAAGATTTTTTCGGCTCATCTTTAGCCCTAGCATCTGCTTTCGCATCTGCAAAGTCCATCTCTTCAGCAGGTGTCGCTTCGAATCCAGCAGCCTTCATTAACCAGGCTAACAAATTACGATACGCTTTACCAATAGCCCTAGTTTGAGCCATAGAGAGAATAGCGTATTCATCAAAATAACGCTTGGTTTTTTCGGCATTGGTACATAAAGCAATACCGACAGCAACAACAGAACCAGTAGTAATATTGCGAACTTCACAAGTCGCCATATATTTGATAGTAGTTTCATTTGACAAGTCTTGAGTAGATGTAATAATTGGCATCAATCCTAGTGAAGCTCCACAGAACTGCCAACCTTCAACGTTGACAAACTGCTTCCCTTGTATGTTAGAACTAAGCCCTTTTTCTTTTATTAGCTTACTTAATTCAGTAGCTAATTGTAACATAGAATCTTTATTAATTAAAGAGTATGTTGGTTTTTCTAAATCTAAATTATCATTCATAGTTTTTGTTTAAGCGTAAATTAAATTTGTTTTGTTTTTATCGTGTCCATTAAGCATATTTCTAAGTGTACCATAATTTATGCGTTTGCATATTGCAGCATCTTTTGCAGAATCATAATAGTAGCCAGTTGATTTATCATAAACTCTCTTAGAATTAGCCTTTTTAATACCTTTTATTACATTAGTATTTAAGCCATTATCATAAGCGTGTTTAGTATTTTGTGATGGTGTAACCCACTCAAGATTTCTAAAATCATTGTTTTGTTTATTACCGTCTATATGGTTTACTTGTAAATTATCCTTTTTTGGTGCAACAAAATACTCTGCAACAAGCCTGTGTACAAAAAACATTTTTTTCTTTTTGTTTATTTGTAAACCAACTGTGTTGTATCCGTTTTTATTACGATACTTTAAAAACATTCCACTTCTACCAAATATTAAACCATTGTAACCTACTCCATATCCTTGTAATTCAATTGGATATTTAGTCCTCTTCCAATCATTAATTGTTTTTGGCTGTTCCATAATTTAGATTTTTTGTTTGGGTTTCTTGATAAAAATAAGCTTCTCTTGTTGGGAATTTTTGCCATATAGACAAGATTGATTCCATTAACTCAAGGTTAGCTTGTGAATAATTGATTTGGTGGATAATCTTAGCGATGAATAATCGCTTTTCAGAATCATCCCATTGTGCGAATTGACTTAGCATACTTTAGGTGTTTTTTGGTTGGTAAATTAAGTTTAAGTAAAAATCTTATTTCATCAAATTGCTCTGCATATATGTCATTAGTGCTTAGGTCTTGTTTGTGCATACGAAGTCCGTGAAGGACAGTTGTATGGTCACGAAAAAATAACCTGCCTATTGAGGCTACTGTGGCCCCTACATAGGTCTTAAGAATGGCATAGCACATATTCCTAGTAAGCACTAGAATGCGTGATCTATCTTTAGACAAGGCATCTTTGTATTTTACATTCATCTCTTTACAAACAAACTGAATTATAGCTTCTCTATCAGGTTGCTCGATGTTTATTACTCCTGGCATAGTGTAGTAGTTTAGTTTATTCGGTGAAATCATAAATTTGGTTTTTTAATTCTTCTATCTTCTTACGATAGAAAGCTTCTACAATTTCAATCATCTCCTCATCAGCCTTAGCTAACCTTGTACGAACCTTATAGGGTGTATAGCCTGTTAACTCACAAATCTTTTTAATATCGCCATACTTAAGTAAGGCACGATAATCTCTAACTAGCATCTTTTAGTTTTTTATATAGTTTATAATGTCGGTCAATGGAACGCATAGCTCCTTCAATCGATGTGAAATAATCAGCTCTCCAGTAGTAGAACTTATCTAGGGGTTTTTTGCTATCCCAATGGATAAACATACCACGATAGATGTAATCTTTTTTAATCCTCTCGCCATCAACGACTATGATAAAATAGTCCTTAAGGCCTTTTTGTTTTAGATGTGCTGGTGTTGGGTGCATAGTTATTCAGTTGTTGAAAAAATAGTTTCAGTTACTTCAATATTAGGCTTTAAAGATATACCACTAGCAGCATTCATAAATCTTTCGTAAGCCTGTTCTTTTTTGTCTGAAATGGTATGATCTACATACACACCATCCTTTTCAGTCCAGTATCTAACATATCCAGTTATTGGGTTAGTCTCTGTGATAAACTCGAATTTAGTCATATTATTGGGTTTTTTGGTTTACTTTATTAAGTTTTTGGTGTCTTTGGAAATAAGATTGAACTCCACTTGAATTGATTTGGCTCTGCATATTCTCATAATACACAGGATCAAGGAAAGTTTTTGCTTGGTAATTGTAATAAACTTGCTCACCAGGTGAGAAGTTTTTGCCAGTAAGACTGCATCTGCAATCGTACTTGACAGTGATTAATTCAAATGACATAGATGGGGTTTTTGTTTTGTTTGACGAAGTTAAGGGGTTTTTGTTATTGTTTAAGATTTTTATGGGGTTTTTTGTTAAGGAAATCATAAAAGATTTTTAGTCCATTGCTCAGCCATAGCCTGGGCCATCCCCTGGAAAGTTTTTGACCTTAGGTTTCTACGCTCACTTGGAGTTTTTGCTATAGCCAAGGCATCAGCATACCACTTTGGATGAGATTTGCCGCTCTTAAATATTGTCCGCTCACCTTTACCAACGATATTAGTAGGTTCTAACTTTGGAAGGTTTTTGAGCCATAGGCAGGTAGTTTTTGTTGCTTCGTCTCCAAACATCCAAGGCTGTACTATTTGGTCAGGTTTACGGATTTTTGTCGATATAACAGAGACAGGGTTTTCAATTGCTATTCTTGGAATCGGTACATTCATAAGTTTTTGGACAAATTCCAAGGCCTCTGCTTGGTTTTTATACCTTTCAATATTAGGACTTTTGTCCTTGTTATATAGATGCCTCGCACCACTAACAGACAGATAGGTACAAGGTGGGTGTGCGATCATCAGTTCCCAACCATTATTTACATAGTTAAAAACATCCCCCTGCAGGTGCCACTCAGGATGGCCTCCGCTACAAGGTAATATGTCGCACGAAAAAGCCTCGTGACCTAAATCACGAAGCTTAATAGTTATTGCTTGGCTCTCTTCACAAGCCACTAATATTTTAGCCATTATTTAATATTGTTTTTAATGAATGAATGCAGTACTCTAATTCAGCAGATAAAATTGCTTTCTTATCTACTTTAATTTCGTTCTGTACCTCTAAATACAAAAAAGCTGCTCTATCTGTAAAATATTTAATAGCTTTTATTTCTTGCTTGGTTAAAAAATAACCTTTTATTTCTTGTGGCATAAAATTAATTTAAATGGATTTTTACTTTGTTTATAAATTGCTGTACTGCTGAAGTATTGTTTATTTTATTTACTACAACCTCTTGGATCATTTTCTCGCCACCTTCTACAGATTGCCATAGAATCAAATAAGATTCACCTATCTGTACATAAAGGTTTTTATCTAAGTCGATTTGGCCGTCTGTTTGATCATTTGCTAGGCTGTAGTTTTTTGGATTTACTCCGCTTCTAATTAGTTCTAAATAGATTTGCTTTAACATAATTGTGTTTTTTTTAGTTATATATTATTTATCGAAATAAAAGTAAAATGATGATGCAAGGCATATTTTTTTGTCAGTAAATTCCTTGTAACAATCAAAGTCAATATGCTCTAAAAAATAGGCTTTTGCCTCTTCATATGTTTCTATGTCTGAACATAAAAAATTGTAAACAATAGTATATAGATCCCCCCAAAAGAGCATTTTTGATGCCATATACTTTGGTACTGAATTAAATCTATTACTTGTTTCTGATCCAACTGATTTTAACGATGTGCATTCGTTAGGGAATGTAAATTTTGTAATCATAAAAGGTTTTTTGGTGTGTTTGAAAATTAAAAGTAAAGAAAGTTTTTGTTATATAAAGGTTTTTGTCACAAATTTTTAGGGGATTTTTATCGCAGATTTTTGCTAGGTTTTTGCCACAGATTTTTGTAGGTTTTTTGGCATACATAAGCCAATAAGTCATATATATTAAATTTTTAATATGACATTGCCTGGCGGCTATGCATAGCAAAGCAGTAGCTAAAAATGAATTTTAAGCCTATTTTAAGCCCTAAATTTGCGGTATATTTTTATTTTGGTGGCATAGTATTAATTTAATTTTTTACGGCTTTATTTGGTCTTATTTAGCCAAATATTCGAACCAACTTTTTTTATGTTTGTTGTAGGTGTATAAACTAGAACTATTTTGTAGCTCTATAAAATAACCTTTAAACATTGGGTATTTATTTGTAATGTAGTTGTAAGCCGTGCCGAAATTTGTTCTTATTACTTTCACCTGTTTTTTAGACTTAAGGATAAAAGAAAAGTCGTCGGTATAAGTTACGACATTAAAAAAATAAACATTCTTTAAAGCTGCCATATTATTTTGATTTGGTTTTGCTCGTTTGAGGGGATCGAACCCTTAAAGCCTCCGACAGGCCAAACGATCCTTTTTTATTCAACTACGAATCCGCTTGTATCTTTTTTAGCTTTGCCCTTCGCAGTTAGTCCAACTACAACATTAATAGGGTCAAAATAGCGTAGATCGGTTAAATCTCCGTTTATAACCTTAAAGCCGTTCCAAAATTTCGGTAATCCGTTTTTAAATACTACAGCTACATTACCGCCATTATTAAGAATCTCAATACATTTATTTTCGTTATTCTCTTTACGGCTAAATGTCAATTTATAATTAGTATTTTTATACTTATTTATGTAGTTAGGATTTGGTGTATAATCATAAAATAAAAGGGAACTATAAAAGGAATCTAAAAAATCAATTCCGCTGTATCTTTTTAATAGATCTAGGTGGTCAATGTCGGAGGTGCCGTTTAATCTAATTGCTATTTTTACGTTCTTTTTAATTGTCTTATCTAGGATTCTTAAAATTTCGTTGGCTAATTGTAAATAAAAGGCCGAACGATCAAAGCCCCAAAACTTTGTTTTGTTTATTCTAGCTAATTGAACGTTGCTAAAAATACCCATCCCTGCAGTATTTAAACAACCTTTAATACAGCCACTAGAGGCAAAAGGACAAACATTAAAGCCGCTCAAATTGGCAGGTGCCAAATAAAGTATAAACGTCTCTAATTCATTTTTAATTGTTTTAGCGTTGGTTGATCCTTTGCTTAATAAGTTCTTAACAGCTTTGTATGTTGTAGCTGTTTTAGATTCTGTTGGTAATAATGTTGTAGTTGACATAAATTTGATTTAAAGATTATTTTTTTAATAGTGTTTTGATAAAGGCATAAAGCAGTATAAATAAACCGCTTAATAGAATCAGTTCTAGTATAGTTATCATTGCTTATCTATTAAAAGGTTAATAAATAATTTAGCTACATAGCTAATAAAGAATACAAATAAACTAAGCTGAATGTAAAAAAGTATTTCCATAATAAAGGTGCCATTTGTTTTATATGGCCTTATAAAGATAGGTACTTTATACATACAAACATCAAACAATGTAAAAAAATATTAAATTAGTTTATGCAATTAGATAGTGTATTTATTACACTAAGTAGGTTAATTAGTATACATTAGTTAAGTAGTACATTATAGTATGTTATATTATCAACTATATTAGGTATATTATATAATATACTTATTCTTATTTAATATATGGATATAATGTTACATTAATTGAATAGAAGTATTTAAGGTAGATTCTTACTTTTGGCCTAAGCCTGAGTAAACTATCAATAAAGTAAAATACATTAATTTAGCGTAGGAATTAGGCTTCTATTTAACATAATGGTAATTATAAGGTAAAACTATTGTTGATTATCAATAAGTTAAGTATGTGTAAAAAGATAATGGGACTATAGGCACCCCCTGGCACTTTTTTTAGTGTGTAAAAAATACACTAAGCCTTGGGCCCTTCATTATTCTGTTTCAAAACAAAGACTTAACCATTTTTGACATTTGATTTTTTTTATTTTCCATATAACCCATTAAAATAAATTGTAATATGTACAAGTGTAAACCTAAACCTAAGAAATAATGAATGCAGAATTCAAAGACATCACTAAAGAAGCTTTTATCATAGCTTACAAGGAGAACTTCGGTAATATAACCATCTCTTGTGAATCAGCTGGTATATCCAGGTCATCGTACAATGTATGGATAAAGAATGATGCTGAGTTCGCTAAGAAACTAGCTGAAATAGAACCTGAGGAGATAATGTTGGACTTCGGTGAGCATAAACTAATGGAACGTATTGCTAAGGGTGATACGTTAGCTACTATGTTCCTGTTAAAAACCAAAGGTAAGCGTAGAGGATACATCGAAAGACAAGAGGTTGCTCACGAAGGTGATGTTGTTAAGCAGATTACTGTGAATGTTTTAAAGGCAAACCATATTGAAGATGTTCCTAAACTAGATGGTGATGAGCACCTGCAACTAGAAGATAGTGGCTTAGTTGTTCCTGCTACTGAAGCTGCGAATATCCAAGATATACCACTTTACGAGTACGATAAAGAGGTAGAATTAGAAAATGAAGCTGGAGAATACGAAGAATGAGTATCGTAGATACGAAGAATAGTTCTATTTCGCATTTTAAGGCTAATACAGACACTTTAATTACAAAGTAGTACTATGTATCCAAAATTAACTTGAGTGTCTTAAAACGCTTCTAATTGCTTTTTAGATATGTTAGCAGTCATACTACGCAAATGTTCATTAAAGTAACATATAGATATTGTTATTTTACTTTTAAGGGGTAAAGTAAATTAGTAAAGCTATAACTTGACTTATGTTGGGCCTACCTTCCTATAAAACGAAAAGTATTAGCTTTGACTTGAGCAAACCAAAAATTTTAATTTATTTCTATGGAAGTAACCACCAATGTCGTCTTTCAAGTTCTGAACGAGTCTAAGAAAAGAATTTCTGTGATGCAAGGGGGAACGAGGTCAGGTAAAACTTACAATGTGCTTACCTGGTTTATTGTAAAGCTATTACAAGAGAAGGGGAAAACCTTAACTATTTGCCGTTCATCCCTACCGAGCATCAAAGGTTCAGTTATGAGGGACTTTATTGAGATATTATCCAAATATGGGCTTTATTCGGAGGAAAAACACAACAAATCAGAGAATTTATATTTTCTAAATGGGAATACGGTGGAATTTGTCTCTACAGACCAGCCTCAGAAGATTAGAGGTCGTAAAAGAAATTATTTGTTCATAAATGAGGCAAATGAGGTGAATTACGAGTCTTGGATGCAATTAGCACTAAGAACTACGGATAAAATCGTACTTGACTATAACCCTTCGGATTATTATTCCTGGATTTATGACAAAGTCATTCCTAGAGAGGATACTGACTTTACGATTACGACTTACAAAGACAATCCATTTTTAGACAAGACCATTATTGCAGAAATTGAAAGACTAAGAGAAGCTGACCACGAGTATTGGAGAGTGTATGGGTTAGGAGAAAGGGCAATTAGTGAGGCAACGATTTATTCGCATTGGAGAAGAAGAAGAAACTTCCCTGAGGGTGGAGATGTTTTTTATGGCCTTGACTTTGGCTTTAACCACCAAACAGCTTTAGTTAAATGTAAAAACTACGATGGTGACATATATGTGGAGCAAATGATATACGATACCAAGATGTCTACCTCACTTTTGATTGATAGGATGAAATCTTTAGGCTTATCTCGTAGAGATGACATATTCGCTGACCCAGCAGAACCTAAAACAATAGCTGAGGTAAATAAAGCTGGATTTAATTTAAAATTAGCATCTAAAGATGTTTTTGCTGGAATTAATAAAGTAAAATCATTTCCGATATTTATAAAATCAGAGTCTTTAGATTTATTAGATGAGATTAAAAACTATAAATGGAAAACGGATCACGATGGGAACACAATGGATGAACCTGTTAAGTTTCGTGACCACTTGATGGATGCTATGCGTTATGCCATATACACAAAATATGTAAAACCGAAGCGAGGTTGGATTGTTTAGGCTAAAAATTTGTTACTTTTGTAAAAATATCTTATAGTGAAGTTAACGGACATACTAAGTGCGGTGAATCCTTTTAAACAAAAGGCAGCCACTAAAATAAAAACAACTCCTAATAATCCATTCTCTGATTTTAGTGGGTTAATTGGTGGTAGAACACTTTACCCTAATTTAGATTATGCAAAGTTTGTACAAGACTATGATAACAATAGCGAAGTCTATTCTATCATAAAACGTATCTCTAAAACTATTTCTACAGTTCCATTTTACGTTTACAAGGTTAAGAATAGAAAAGACCTAAATACCTATAAGTCTATGATGGCTAACGCATCTACTGGTGCAGATATTGCCAAAGCAGAGTTAGTTAGAATTAAAGCAGTTGATGAGATTGCTGATAGTCCATTAAATAAATTATTAGAAAGGCCTAACCCATACCAATCATTATCTGAATTATTGGAAAATATTGTAGGCTATAAGCTTATAACAGGCAACTCTTATATCTGGGCAAATCGTTTGTCTAATGGTAAGGTTGCCGAACTAGTTGTGCTCCCATCCCAATATGTAGCCATCATTAGCGATGGTACTATCAATGGGGTTGAAGGATACTCTTTCACATTAGTTGGATGGGATCAATTGGATGCAAAGGATGTAATTCACTTAAAATACTTCAACCCTTATTTTAACACTAATGGTCAACAATTATATGGTTTGTCGCCTTTACAGGCTGCTTACCGAACTGTTCAACGCAGTAACGATGCTAAGGATACCTCTGTAGGTATGTTGCAAAATCAAGGGCCTAAAGGCATCTTGTATGCAGATGAGTCAAATGACTTTGGCCCTGAACAAGCTGGTAAGCTAAAAGAAGATTTCTACAATCAGTATGGGACTAAAAACAAGATAGTTCAGAATGCTGGACAAATCTTAATCGCTGGTGCTAAGTTGGGATGGGTAAATATGGGATTATCTCCTGTAGACCTTCAGTTATTAGAATCTGAGAAAATAACACTTAGAGAACTTTGTAATGTGTACGGAGTGAACTCTGCGTTGTTTAACGACCCAGATAATAAGACTTATAACAATATGAAAGAAGCTAAGAAGGAAATGCTTACACAAGTAGTACTTCCTGAATTAGTTTTGATTCGTGATGCTTTTAATAGATTCTTTGAGAACGAAATTGGGAATGGTTACTATATCGATTTTGATATTACTGTGTTCCCAGAGTTACAAGAGGATATGAAAGAACTGTCAGCTATCTTATCTCAATCTTGGTGGATTACTCCAAATGAGAAAAGACAAGCTATGCGTTATGATACTGTGCAAGATGACACTATGAATGAGATTTATATTCCTGCTGGTTATTTACCAATAGCAGAATTGACAATGCTACAAGACCCTCGTAATGCTCAACAACAAGGAGATTATAATTTACCTCCTGTAAAATAATATGTGTGTCCAAAATCTTACAACCTTCTCAGCAGTTCAATCTGCAACAAAAGATTGCTAGAAAATCAATAAACGAATTTGCCCCTAAATTAAGGGATGCATTGCAGTATGATTTTAACAAGGCAGCACAGTTGGTTAAAGAGCTAGGGGCAGACCAGGTAGCTAATTTTAACAAGACATTTTTCAACAATAATAAAGTTTCTAATATTTTACGAACTTTGTACGAAGGTACAGGTGGATACACAGCAATGAGGTATCAAAAGATATTTGACAAGTATAAAAAAGATGAAACGATAGACCTTGATCCGTTAAACATCCTAGATGAGTGGGTAGCATTTATGTTATCTTATTGGACAGCCATTAGTGGCCCTAAAATGTTTGGGATTCAGAATACAACGGATAATGAGATACTAAGAATTATCAATAATGCAATTCAATATGGAAGGGATAATAACCTTTCTAGGGATGAAGTAAATAATTTAGCCATTCAGGCTTTAAGAGAAGGAAAAATAAATAACGCAAGGAGTTTATTAATTGCAAGAACCGAAACTCATCAGGCTTTAAGTACAGGTGCGATGGGAGCAACAAATGGAATTAATATACCTTTGCTTAAACAATGGGTTCACGCTGAATATGTAGCACTACCTAGAGCTTGGCATCAAGCCTTAGATAGACAAACGAATCCTGATGATGGTGGAGTGAGAATACCTGTGAATCAACCATTCCTAGTAAACACTCCTAAATATGGTATAATTGAAATGCAATATGCACACGATGAGAACGGAGGAGCAATGAATAATTGCAATTGCCGATGCTGTACGGTGTATGTTGCTTAAACAAATAAATATGAGTAATTTTTATAACAAAAAAGCAGTTAGTGGAACTCCAGTCGATATGGCTGATGATTCAAAAACAGTTACAGTTTACTACTCTGCTTTTGGTAACGTAGATAGCGATGGGGACATTATTGTTCCTGGTGCTTTTAGTAAATCCATTAAAGAGAATGGCCCAAATGCAAAGAATAGAATTTGGCATTTGTTTAACCACTCTACAGACAAACCTGTATCTAAGCCTAAAGAACTAACTGAAGATGCGTTTGGTTTAAAAGCAGTCGTTAAAATGCCTAACACAACTTTAGGTAGAGATACTTACGAGTTGTACAAAGATGGTCATATAACAGAACATAGCATTGGATTTCAAACTGTTAAGTCTTCAGCTAAATCTGCTTATAATGAAATCACAGAAATTAAATTGTTTGAAGGTTCTTCAGTTTTATGGGGAGCTAATTCTAATACACCAACAGTAATGGTTAAATCTGAAATCAAGTCTACAGTTATTGATGAAATAGCCAAGACAATCAAATCCCTAAGAAATGGGTTCTATACAGATGAGACATTCGGTTTGTTAGAATTAAAACTCAAACAATTACAACAATATCTCACAGAGATGGAAGATGAAACGTCAGTTCCTTCAGAACAACAACCGCTTACGGATTTTCCAGGAGAATTGCAAACTCCAGAGGAAGATGCACAAGAAGCATTGGATGAGGAAGAAAACCCGACTATTTCCGTTGAAATAGAGATAAATAAATATTTACAATCATTTAAAATTTTCAACTAAAATGGTAGAAGAAATTAAAAGTGCATTCGAAGGCATCAAATCCGAAGTTAACGGAGCAATCGAAAGTGCAAAGGCTGATAATGCTAGTGCATTAGAAAGCGTAAAGGCTGAATTAGAGGCTACTAAAGCTTCAATCTCAGTTGTTAAGGATGAAATTGAAAAAATGGAAGCAAAAAACAATCGTGTTAAAATGAATCAAACAGAAGTAAAAGGGTTTAATGCTACCCTTGCAGAAGCTATCGACCAAAATGGCGACAACTTAGCTAAATTAGCTCGTGGTGAACAAAAGCGTTCAAGCTTTATCTTAGATAGCAAAGCAGTTGGTAATATGACAGAAGCGGTTAACCTTACAGGTGACATCACTCGTCAATATGCTAACCAAGTATATGCTTTACCTTCTCGTAAAGTGCATTTAAGAAGTTTGTTACCAATCGGTACAATCTCTCAAGGTTTATTTACTTTCCCTTATGAAAGTGGTGGAGAAGGTGCTCCAACTGTACAAACTCAAGGTAGCTCTAAAGCTCAAGTAGATTACGATATCGTAATGAAAGATGCTGCTGCTCAGTACATCGCTGGTTATGTTCGTATCTCACGTCAAATGTTAGATGATATACCTGCTATGACATCTTTCTTACAATCACGTTTGTTAGAGCAATATTTAATTGCTGAAGATGCTCAATTATTAAACGGTTCTGGAACAGCTCCAAACTTGACTGGTTTAACAATTAACGCAACTGCTGCAACTGGTGCTTCAACTGTAGACGTTGAACAATTAGTACAAGCTATTGGTCAATTAGAATCAACTAACTATTCTGCTACAGGTCTCTTAGTTAACCCATTAGATTGGGCTGCTATTATGAATACTAAGAACTCTGGTTCTGCGTACTCTTTACCTGCTGCTACAGTAGTTACTACTGATGGTAGTGTATCTATTGCTGGTATCCCTCTTTACAAATCAACTGCAATTGCAGTAGATAAGTTCTTAGTAGGTGACTGGGCTATGGGTGCTCAAATTATGCAGAATCAAGGTATCTCTGTTCAGTTCTCTGAAATGGATGCTGACAACTTTACAAAGAATATGATTACTGTAAGAGTTGAGGCTCGTATTGCATTCCCTATCTACTACGCTGGTGCGTTTGTATACGGAGATTTTGGCAACGTAGCCTAAGACTTTGGTAATGTGACTTAATTGTCAACTTACAATACAAGGGATAGCCTAGAAAGCTATCCCTTTTTGTTTACATTAAATTTTAGCTATTTTTGTAAAAATTAAGCATAATGCAGATAGTAAGAGATATAGCTGTTTTATCGGATACAATAACAGAACCCATAACATTAGTTGAAGCTAAAAATTATTTAAGAGTAGATTATAATGAAGATGATGATTTAATTGAGGCTTTAATAACTAGTTCAAGAGTAAGACTTGAGCAATATGCTGGGGTGGCAATGACACCAAGAACACTACAAGTTATTGCCTATGTAGATGAATTAATTGAACTACCTTATTGCCCTATAGGAACAATATTGGATGTTGAATATTTAAGTGGATCAGATTGGGTTGGATTAGGGGAATCAGATTATATAGCTATTGGTGTAAACACAATGAAAATAGTTCCTGTTGGGTTCTATTCTATGGAATTTAGATTTACATATACTTGTGGATATAATGACGTTCCTTCAAGTATGAAGACTGCTGTTTATAAGCTATTATCAGACCTTTACGAGTATAGAGAATCAAGTGTTGAATCAAGTAAGCCAAGTGCCAATTTAATGACAGCCTATGAGCTTATGAGGCCATTTAAACGCATTAATATCTTTATTTAATGATAGAACAATTAAGAAATAGAATCACCTTTAATACAAAAACAAGCGTTTCTGATAGTGCTGGTGGCTTTGTGAACACACTTGTTGCTTATTACACTTGTTGGGCTCAAATTGTCTCTAATACCAATTCTAAGACTAATATAACAGGTAGAGATAGCTTGAATGATTCTATCACCTTTAGAATTAGATATACTACTAGTAAAACATTTACTAATGCTCTTGTAATTACTTGGAAATCAAGAACTTATCTAATTAATTCTATTATAAACGAAGAAGATTTAAACAAATATTATTTAATCGGTTGCTCAACTCTTAAGTAATGGCTACTTTTAATGCTAAAATAACTGGTGTTGATGCCATTATTAGAAAGATTAATAATGCTCCTAAAAAAGTAGCTGAAGAATCTACTAAGATTATAAACGATTCGGTTAAGGAAATAGCTAATGCAGCTAAAGCAAAAGTTCCAGTTAAAACTAGTTTACTTAAAAACTCAATAGGGTATAGTCTTTATACTCAAGGTGTAGGGGCATCAGTTTTTGCTGATACAAGATATGCTGCTTATGTAGAGTTTGGTACAGGAGAAAAATTTGGGATACCAATTTATCCTAATATAAATATGAGTGATTTAGAGTCTTATGCATTATCATTTAAAAAAACTAAGAAAGTTATAGGAGTGCCTTATAGACCATATATGTTTAATTCGTATAGCGAGGTTTTAGGCAAGATGGTTAACAAGATTAAGAAAATTAGGATATAAATATATTTCGTTAAATTTGTAAAAAATGAAGGACTGCGGATATACTTTAAGGAAAGCTTATATAGATAAGCTTACATCGGCTTCTTATTCATTGGGTGTTTATGATACCATTGCACCTGATACTGTAGAACCACCTTATTTGATTATCAGTAGTCAGACACAAGCAGAGAATAGTAACAAACAAAGCTTCGGTTTTGATGTTACCATTCAATTTGACATAGTTTATAGAACCTTTAAAGCAGGGGAAGTAGGGCAAAAGACTGTTGATACTTACACTAATGAATTTTTAAATATTGTTGGTGTTTATCCTCCTCTCTACCCAAATACAGCACCTGATTTTAAAATAGTTACTAGAAAGGTTGGAAGTAATATTGCTACCTTTGACTATGTGAATGAAGCTTATG